TACTTTGGTAGAGCCTTTTTACCAAAAGATTTCTTAAATAAAAGTGCTTCTCCTAAATTCCACTATGAAGTAGCTGAAAAACTAATATCAACTAAGCCGGGTGCTAGAATATGTAATATACTTCCTAGAGGGTTTGGTAAATCTATTCTATCAAAAGCAGCAATACTTCATAAAATGTGTTTTTCTCCACAGGGGGCTAGATTATTTATAGCTTGGGTTGCTGAAGAACAAGGTCAGTCTATAGACCACTTAAAATATATTAAGACCCATCTAGAAATAAATGATAAAATAAAATACTACTTTGGAGATATGGCTGGTGATAGTGCTGGTAATAGATGGACTGAAAAAGACATCGTATCAGCAAAAGGAGATAGACTTATAGCAAAAGGTACTTCTCAGAGATTAAGAGGTAGAACAGAGATTGATGTTCGATATACTGGTATTATCCTTGATGACTTTGAATCAGAGTTAAATACCAAAACACCTGAACGTAGAGCTGAGATTAAAAAATGGATTGTATCTACAGTATTTCCAGCATTAGAGGAATCTCCCGGTAATGAGGGATGGATATGGATGGCTGGCACTATTGTTCATTATGATAGTTTCTTGCAAATGGTAGTAGAGGGATTTAATCAAGCTAAACAAGATGGTCGTGATTATCCTTGGGATATGACATTCTACAAAGCTGTTGAAAATGATAAACCTTTATGGCCTGAACAATTTCCATTAGAAAAATTAGCAGCAAAGAAAAGAGAGTTTATTGAAGCTGGTCTTGTAAATAAATATGCTCAAGAGTATATGAATGATGCTAGAGATATATCAGACGCTGCTTTTAAGATTGATAGGATTCAATATCATAAACATACTTTTGTAGCAAAAGATAAATTTGCTTATTTAGATGCTGGTGATGATATGATACCAGTAAACATCTACATTGGGGTTGATATAGCAGCTACAGCTACTAAAAAGTCTGACTTTCAAGCTATTGTAGTAATAGCTATGGATAAACAAAAAAATCGTTATATACTTGAGTATTTTAGAGAAAGAATACCTACATTTGATTTACCTGATAAAATTATTGCTATAGCAAAGAAATACCAACCAGTTAAACGAGTTACTATTGAAACAGTAGCTGCTCAGGAAATGGTACGAGATATGGTTACTAGAATGGCTACTAAAGATAGAAGATTAATGCCTGGCATCTTTAAGGGAGTTAGACCACCCGGAGGTATAAAAAAAGAAGATAGACTTGAAACAAGTTTAGGGCCTATAGTAAATAGTAAAAAATTATATTTAAGACGAAGTATGACAGAAATAGTAGATGAGTTTTTTGAACATCCCTTTCCTAAGAATGATGATTTGATGGATGCTTTATACTATGCTGATTATTATGCTAAACCGCCATTAAGTAAAAAAATGACAAAAGACGAGTATGGCAATCTAAAAGAACGCAAGGTTCGTAAAAAGTATAACTGGTTTACAGGAGCAAGAGCAAACTAAAAAAGACTGCTTTATAGCTTGACAAGCTATGCTTTTTATATATATATTCTCTCCCTACAATGCAAATACCTGAAGACCCTAGAGCAAAGTTAACTAAGGAACTATTTGATAGATATCGTGATGCTCGTTCTGGATGGGATACAGAAGCTCGTACAGATATTGATTTTTTTTATGGCAATCACTTTGAAGATAGCGAAGTAGATGACTTAGAATTGCGTAATCAAGCTGCTGTTCCTATGGACAGGGTTGGCCCAGCAGTTGAGAAAATGAAAGCTATGCTTACTTCAAGAGCACCTGCTTTTACTGTTATACCAAGAGAAGATTCAGATGTAAAAGTTGCTAAACTATGGCGTGTTGTTATGAGTTATATCTGGGAGATATCAGATGGTAATACTCATTTAAAACAAGCTATACATGACCATTCTACTACAGGAATGGGGTATTTGTATGCTTATATTGATACTGAAGCTGATTTTGGAAAAGGAGAGGTAAAATTTACTTGTGTAGACCCATTTAGAGTTTATGTACCATCTTCATCTAGGGATAGATGGTTTAATGATGCTAGTAATATTATATTATCTACTATTCTTACTGGAGAACAAGTATTAACATTATATCCAGAACTTGGGCCACAAATAAATGAAGAAACTGGAGAAGAAGAGCCTGGATTACTTCAGCATGTTTCTTCTTATACTGATGAGGATTTTCCATCGGCTCAAAATAGTGGACAACAAAAAACATGGACACCTGATGAGGCTAGAGATTTAGAATTTACTTACCAAGAAAAATATCAAGTATTAGAAAGATTTTATAAAACAAAAGTACCATTTTATCGTATTGTTGATTCTCGCAGCGAAGAAGAAATGATAATGGATGAAAATGAATTTCAACAATTTTTAGAAAAGAATCCGGGTATTTTTGAAAAAGGGATGGCTCAATTTGAACAAGTTTTACAAACTCGCGTGGGTATCGTTTGTTCCATAGGGGAGATAGTTTTGTACGAATCTATTCTCAATACTGACTTATACCCTATCGTACCTTTACCGAATATATATACAGGAACTCCATATCCGAGGTCTGATATTTCTAGGGCGAGACCAATGCAAAGACTATTGAATAAACTATGGTCTTTAGCTTTGTCTCATGCTCAGGCCAGCGCGGGTTTGAAACTTATTGTACCTATAGGAAGTGTTGATGACTTAAGTCAACTTGAACAAGATTGGGCTAACCCAAATGCTGTAATAGAAGTTGATTCATCTCAGGGAGAACCTCATTTCCCAGCACCTACTCCATTAGCTGGAGAATTTTATAAACTAATACAGTCTTGTGAGTTTTATATAGATTTTACTTTTGGTATTCCTGAACTAATGCATGGATTTGCTGAAAAAGCACCTGAAACTGTAAGGGGCACAGAAAGAATGCTGGCGCAAGGCTCTGAAAGACCTAAATCTAAATTAAGAGATATAGAATTTAGTATTAGGAAACTTGGTCAAGTTTTGTATGGTTTATCAAAAGGTCATTACACATTTAAAAAGATTTTTAGATTAACTCAGGCTAATAACAATGTTAACGAAGTTATGGCTAATTATTATGATGATTACTCAGAAACAATAATGGATGTATCCAAAGAGCGTCATCAAATCGGTCAACATGATGTTAGTATAGAACCGGGTTCTACATTACCAACAAGTAAATGGGCTGAGTATAGTGTTTATTTAGAAGCTTATCAGGCTCAGTTAATCGATAGAGTGGAAGTAATAAAAAAGAATCCAGAAATATTTGATAAAGAGGGTCTCATTGAAAGAATGGGTGAGATTTCTCAACTGCAAAGTCAGGTAGAACAACTGACACAGCAGAATAAAGATTTGCAGGGTGACTTGCAAACTGCACGTAGGGAATCTGTTAGCGATAGAAAGAGGATTGAAGTTGAAAAATTTAAATCTAAACTTTCTGGCGTTGAGTCAGATGCGAAGGCAAAAAGTAAAATCCAAGCTAATAAGCTTGATAACGCGGTGAAGCTACAAGTAGAAAAATTAGGGTCTGCTATGCGAGGAGCAGAAGAAGGCCTTGGTTCAGTTCGTGATATACTTTAAAGACATCGCAGTTAGGAGAAAACAATGAATGAAATAAATGAAGTGGTTGAACAGGAACAACAACAAGTTGCTGATGATGCTGGAAATCCATTTGGAGAACCAAGACCAGAGGGGGAATATCAAGGCGATGTTGCCCCAAGTCAGTCTCCAGAAAGCGAAACTTACCAAGTAGACTGGGAAGCTGAAGCAAAAAAATTCCAATCCATGCATGATAAACAAGCATCGGAAAACGATAAAATGCGTCAGGATATGAAATACATGGCTGAGAAGTTCGTTGAGGCACAACAAAGTACTGTTAGTAACGAACCTAAATCACAATCATTAACCGAAGAGGATTTTAATCCTTGGGATGCCTACTACAAACCTGAATCCGAAAGTTATAAATTCCGAGTAAAACAGGAACAACAATCGGTTAATCAGGCTGTTCAAGGGGAATTGTCCAAAATGAATGAACAAATGCTCTTGAACAATACTGTGAATGAATTGAAGAATATGCATAAACTATCAGATGGTGAAATCAAATCCTTTATGGATTGGTCTACTAATCCGACAAGTAATCTAAGTTTAAATACGCTAATTGACGTCTGGCGTGGAGAAACTGGAAGAGATGCACCAGCTTCAAATGATTCACTAGAAGCGGTGAAAGCCGCTAGGGAAGCTCCTAGAAGCCCCGGTGTTATACAAGGTTCTCAACCTGAAGTCAAATCTGATGTTGACAAAGCTTGGGAAGGTGTTATGGCTGGGAGCAGTAGGAGAAACGTACTTTAATATAAACTGGAATAGGAGTCATTAATGGCAACTTATAATAGCGGACAGCTAAAACATAGCGACCCCGGTGCAGTTATAGACAGTACGGTTCATTCAAGACGGTTATATAATTTTAGCGATAGAGTCGCTGATTTAGCACCTGACGAATCTCCGTTCTTTGTTTATCTGTCTAAGGTCGCAAAAGTTCCTACCGATGACCCTCAGTTTAGATTTCTTGAAGATAGAAACAAAATTGCTATTACAGACCGCTCTTTTCTAATCCAAGCGGCAGTAACTTTATCAGCAGCTGGAAGTTTAACTACGGTTACTTTCGATACTGCTGGTGGAGCTAGTGTTGACTGGCTTGTAAAGGGTATGGTTGTAGCTATAGGTGAAGACGATGACAGCACGAATCAACCCGCACATAATATTGTGCGTATTGAATCTCTGACTGATAGTGGAGCCTATACAACAGCAGTAGTTCGTACTATCTCCAAAGCCGGTGCTGCTTCAGCAGAACTTGCAGTAGATGATAATACTAAATGTATGGTAGTTGGAACTTCTTTTGAAGAAGGTTCTGGTTCTCCAGATGTTTGGTCACAAGAACTTGATAATGATTATGGTTATACCCAAATCTTTAAAACAGCTTGTGAATTAACTAATACAGCAAGGGCAACTCGTTATAGAGGATATGCTGATGAATGGCAACGGATATGGAATCTAAAGCTAAGGGAACATAAGGTAGACATTGAAAGAGCAATGCTCTTTGGTCAACGTGCATCTATTCAGGGTATTCAATACTCTGAGGGAATTGCAGGTCAAATCATGAAAAATAGTCAATCAAATGCGGTAGTAGGTGGTGGGCAGGTTTCTTATAATGAGGGCGAAGCTTACTTTAAATCTGTTACAGCTGCTGAATGGACTTATGATGATATGCTTACTGACCTTGAAGTAATATTCGACCCAGCTCGTGGTGGAAATTCTTCAAAGCTAGCTCTTTGTTCACTTCCGGTTATTTCTCATTTCAACAAGATGGGTGATGGTGGTTTCATTGATAAATCTTTGAACTATTCAAGTAGTCCATCAAGATATATGATTGAAAGAGCTAAAGGTTCTTTTGGTCATCAAGTAACTAAAGTTGATACTATTCATGGTGACATTACTATGGTAAAAGAACCATTGTTTAGAAGTTTAGCTTCTGGTTTTATGTGTATGGTTGATTTAGACCATGTATCATACAGACCTCTTGTTGGAAATGGACTTAATCGTGATACTCATATTATCACTAATGTGCAGTCAGATGATGAAGATTTAAGAAAAGACATGATTCTTACAGAAGCAGGTCTAGAAGTAAGTCTTCCTGAAACTCACGCACTCTTCAACTTAGAAGGAGTATAAAATGAGAGCTGATTATTTAAATGAAAACAGTAATAGCACTAACTCATTTAAAAAGAAAGTAGAAGAAATTGGAGCTGATAGAACTCTAACTTCTGAAGATAGTGGCAAGGTTTTTGCTTGTGAATCTTCAGGTGGAGCTGTTGCAATTACACTACCTACTACTTTAGAAAATGGCGTCCATTACAAATTTATTGTATGGGAAGAAACTCCAACTGCTGATATTACTATCGGGGCTGGAAGTGCTATTATTAGTATGGTGCATAAAGATGCTGGTGGAGATGCTGCGGCATCAACTGCAGGTACTCAAGTTTCAAATGTCATATTAGACACAACAGCACAGCGTGGTGATTATGTCAATTTTCTGGCTTGGAATGGTGAGTGGCTAGCAGAAGCGATGAGTAGTATAAACGCTGGTATTCATACATCATAATCCGAATAAATAAGGATAACAGTATTGAACTGTGGGGGTTGTCAATAAAAGGCAGCCCCCGAAATCAAAAGAATTATGAATTGTATACATTGTAAAAAACCAAATCCAGATAACTGGTTCTATTGTCGAAAGTGTGGTAAACGGGCCTCAGAAACTCCATTTACTACTAATATGTATATGATGAGCGATATTGGTAAAAGAACAGATATTGAAGTTACCAATATGTCTATGGAAGAAAGTTTCAAAGATATGAATGGAAGAAAATAATGGCTAATTTAAAAGTCAAAATACAAGAAGATATTATACTTGAAAATCAAGACTATGGTTCTAAAAGAACATTAGAAATATCAAGTATTGATGAAATTTATAAAAGAATAGTAACTTGCCCAGCAAATGCAGAAACTACTGTTGTTCATTTTAAACAAGTTGCTGGAGCTGCGGGTGGAGCTACTAAATTTGATGGAGCTTTAGATATACAAGATGTAAGATATATTAGACTTACTAATTTAGATAGTTCTAATAGCATAACTTTAAGTTTACAAGTTGAAGCTGGTGAAGATGATTCTGGAGCTGATGTATCAGCTAGTATATTATTAGAAGCTGGAAAAAGCTTTATGATGGGTTCTGGTCACGATGGAATTGGAGTAGAGGATGATGGTTCAAGTTTAGTTACAGATTTAGTTGATTTAGATAGTTTAGTTGTTCAGCCTGGCAGTAATGCTGTTAGTGTTGAAGTTTTTGTAGCGAGCGTATAATGGCTTGGGATTTTGCAGCTGAAATAAGTGCCTTAACTGGATTTAACGCAGACTATAATACTGATACTTCTACTGGAGAAACACATAGGGTTCATGCAACTCAATGGCTTACTGACTCAGCAAAAGAAGTTATAAAAGTATTACCAAACAGATTATTACATTTTTGTGCTAGTAATACATCATTTACATCAGGTAGTCCTAGTACTTTAAATACTGGTAAAATATTAAACGTATTTAGAAGTGATGGGGATATTAATCAACCTTGTAGAAAAATAGAACCATTTCACAAGGGTAGATATAGTGACCCTGATGATATGAATTATGCTACTGTTACAGACCCAGTATATTTTATTGAAAACAATACTATAGATGTATTACCTGTTGGTGGTAGTGTGACGTATTCTGAAGTTCAATTTCCTGCTGTAGCTTATAATAGTACAGCTATTGCGACTTTTCCAGATGAAGCTGAAAGAGCAGTTGTAGTATGTGCGGCTATAAAAGCAGCTGAATTTATGTTAGCAAATGATGAAGATGTAGAACTACTAACACCTATATTAGCTCAATTAGAAAAAGATTATCAAAAAGAATTAGCAGGGCTATCATAATGTCAGTACATAAAATATCAGTAAAGCAAATAGTAAGTAGGGTTCGTCAGGTATTTCCAGACGCTCCTGAAACTTATATATTTAATCTTATAAATGATGCTTTAGTTCATATAGGTATGTATAGTACAAAAGCAGTACAATCTAAAATGAGTACAGTTGCTGACCAAATGTGGTATAAAATTGGAGATGGAGCTGAAGATTCTAGCAATAATGCTCTTGAAGCGAATAAAGTTTTTAGAGTAGATTTAATGGATGATGATGGTGATTATATACAAATACCAAGATTGATAGATAAAAATATTTTATTAATGGATGCTGATTCTAGTGAATCTGCATTAACAACACCGGATGAAAAATAATGGCAAGTAATATAAAATTTCCAGAAAGTACAGCAAGGTGGTTTATTGAGGGAGACAAGCTTTGTTTAATTACTAAAGTTGATAGTAGTGGTAATACTAGAACATCAGCTAGAAAACAATGGAAAGCTATATCTGAGGCTGTTACTAATGGTATATTATTACATTATTACGCAGAACCTAATAATGTTAAAAGCCTTAATGATGAAATAGATTTAGATAATACTATGCATTTAGCATTAGTAGATTACGTTAAAAAATGTTTATACATGGACAAGTCAGGAACATCAGTAGATGGCAATGTTGCCGCAGCTGCTATGCAAATGTCTAGAATGCATGAAAAGAATTTTAACGATGCTGTAGCTAGATATGGTATGAAGAAGAGAGATAAAACTGGCGGTAGTAGGGTGCTTAAGTCAGTTAGTTTATTATAACTTAGATAGGGAGTTTTCTCGCCCCGCAGGCTAAGTTTATTTAATAGGAGAAAGTATGGCAAATATTCAAATGCACAGGGCCCATGAATCTTTAAATGTAGATACAGCGGCTGAGTGGAATGTTCAAACAAGATTAACAATTTCAAGTCAAGCTCATGTCTCTTCTGATGTGAGTTCATCAAATCAAATAGGAATATATAGCGATTCTGATGTTTATATCAGATTTGATTCATCAAGTAGTGATACAATTAGTGCTAATAATGATTTGGTTATACCTAGTGAAACATTAGCATTTTTAAATGTTCCAAAAGCGGTAGGTGAAACTATATATGTACATTTTAAACAAGTCACATCCGCAGGTACTAAGTATCTTCGTATTATACATAT